TAAAACCGTAATTCAGTAATGTATCTAGCAAAAGACTTAACATTAATTTTAAGGGTATTGGCCATCTCATGCCGATTCATTGCTTGAACTTTCATTTTAGCTAAAAGAAGCTCAAAATTCTTTCTTTTTTGAATTTCCATTCTATTCATATATACACCTATATTGTTTGGCTCCGCATCTGAGAATTGAACTCAGCTAACCATGGATTAACAGTCCAGCCCATGCACCATGCTCGGGTTCTGCGGAATAGATGGGGTACTTCGTCTGCTTCTAGTGGGAATGTATAGTTTTACCCATACAAACTGAGTAGTGTCCACTAGCATCCGTCTTTTCCCCCAAAATTTATCTACAAATAGTTACCCATTGGCAACCACCACCACCGCAGACATACTGTTGCCAGCAATTAGCATGCTGAGCAACTGCACTAACAGAGACTAATAATGCTGCTACAAATAATACTTTTTTCATGATTTACTCCTCAAAAAGGCACTTCGTTTGCTAAATCTGCACCACCTTTAAATGGGGCTTGACCAGCTTCTTTTCTTTGCAACTCATTAAAATATAACCATCCATCAAAGCCAACTGGCAATGCTTCTAGTTTAATCATTTGGCCTTTAGCGGTTTCCATAAGGACTCCTGCTTTAACATATCGAGTCTTTTCTTGACCTTCCTTGTTAGTATAAGTACCTGCTTTTGCTACTATATCTTTAATTACTGGCATTTTAAACCTTTCAATTTAACAACTGTTTCATCAACTTCTACCAAAAAGGCAGCTACTTCTTTCTCAAGGTTTGCAATATATTCATTATCGCGATCAACTCGAATAACAAATAATTGTAAATCTTCAGGAAGTCTTGGGTCAAATGAGACAAAGTCGCACCAGGCTCTACCTGTGCAAGCCATTTGAGTCATCATCTGTGGAATATATTTACTAGGTGCTTTGCCACTAAGTAAGGTGTCAATATGAGTCTTAGAGTTAGGACACTTAATTTCAATAAGACCGTCACTACCAACAAGACCATCAGGACTGCAACCAAAATTAGAAATGCTAGGATGGTCAATAAAACCTTCTTCATCAACTAATACTCCTTTAAAGGCTTCATAAGCCATGCGAGCCTGTGGTTCTGTATCAGTTCCCCATTGCATAGCATCATTGGTATAAAACTCAGCTTGTTGGCCTGTAAGTCTTTCTACTACCAAGTCTGATAAGTAGTTACCTCTTGAGGCACTTACACCTGTTTTGGTTTTAGCTAGTACATCAGCAACTTTACTGGCTGTTACCTTGCCTAATCTAGCTGCAAACCATTCTTCACTTTTTTGAATCATTTTAGGCGAATTTTCCATAAAACCTTTCTCTTGCTTCTAAATAAACATTATGAGCTTCTTCTAAACATTCATAAGTTCCCAAATGAATTTGATTATTATTAACAGCAATTCTTGCTACAAACTTACCATTTGGTGATTTTCTGATTCCCATTGGCAATTTTGTTGTTCTTTTTCTTGTTTTATGATTCCAAGCATTTTCTGTTATTGTTGCTTCCCTTAAATTTTCAATTTTGTCATTTAAAGAGTTTCCATCAATATGATCTATGCAAGGAAAAGGTTTAAATTTATTAACAATAAAAAAAATTATATGTCCTCTTTTTACTTTTATTCCATCAATTGAAACAACCCAATATTTTTTATTACAATGATTTGGTTGAGCATTTCCAGCTTCTTTGCCAATTAAATTATTGTGGTATTTTGATGGATTTTTCCAATACAATTTTCCTTCTTTTACATCTATATCAAAAAGATGTAATAAAAAATCACTATTGAATATATAATCTCGTTTAGCCATCTTGTATCCCTATTCATGGTGGTTAGAATTGCCTAGGTAAGTTGGTAGCTTCCTAGGCTTTTCGTTATTTTACAACTATTCAGGAATGCTGTCCATTTCCTTGCACATATTAGAAATAGTTTCACTAATTTGTTTACATTTTTCTGCACAAGTTCCCGCATCAGACCATCTTCCTTGCAAAAAAAAGCTGTGCATTAATCTTACTTCTACTTGTAAATCAATCCAACAAGAGCTGTAATCTAATTTATCATCTATTTTCATTGTTCGTTTCTCCATGCTAAGTTTCTATAAAGGTTAAATTTTTCTTGAAATCTTGGGTCTTCAGATGGTGGAGTCCAACCTAATTTCTTAAGGGTTTCCACAATATTTGTCTTTGCTGCTGGAACATATGGCTTATCAATATTATCTAGATGATTCATGACAACTCCTTCTTTTTAAGTTCTTTAGCATCATTAATTAACTTCAAAGCTTCTTTGTCTTTGCTAGCTGCTTTATAAGCATGAGCAAAAGCTGTCTTTAGCTGATCCATATCTTTAGCTAAACCAATAGTTTCAATAAGCTCTGTAGCATCTACAGGCTGTGCTTCTTCTTCAGGCAAGTCAGAGCCACTATAAATATATAAACCTAATCCAAAGCAAGCTATGGCCTTGGCAAGGCATCTCATCTGAGCTTTATTAATATCTACTGTGTTTGGCTGAACAACTGCTTTATTTCTCAAATCCATGACAGGAAGGTGCATCTTCATTGTTTTGCCAAAAGCTGTAACATCACAATAAACCATCATAGTTTCACCAAAGTATTTAGGTTCTGGAAACTCCCAGGTAGCTGTTTCATCAGCTTGCAATAGTTGATCTACTGCATAAGACCAAGAAAGGTAGCTAAGACCATTTTTCTTTTCGATGTATTTACTAACATCTACTTTTCTAAGTTCTGCATATTTACTCATTTCATTCTCCTTAAAACACTATTAACAAAAGACCACCAACAAAAATATAAAGCTAAATACTTACTGCAACCTGAATATCTTAATCTTCGATATTTAGCTATCATCATCTTTCCTCATATGGGAAGCTTGATTTAGCCAACTGGTCACAAGCTACATCTTCTGCAATTCTTTCCCAATAAGTAATACTTTGATTCCATAAGAACCGACCCAAAGCTTCAAAGTCTCTGTTCTCAAATAATTCTTTGATTCTTTCAACTTGTTCAGGATTAGACCCATCAACAATGGCCTCACCAAAGTTAAAAATGTTAGATGGTGAAAACTCATCAGTCTTTAACAACTCAGCTACTCTTGAATCCATAATTATCTCCCTATTAAACCAAAAGCCCAAAGAACTACAGGCAACATAAAACAAACACCTAAAAATAATCCGTTGATAATGTCTTTCATATAAACTCCTATAAACTTAATGAATAGGGCTTTCGCCCTACTCTTATCTTGATATTCTATTAGACTTCATTAAATCTACCATTCTAAGAATTTCATCAAAACTTAGGTCTGGACAAATTTCTTTGATTTCGTTATACATTGCTTGAGTAATGATCCAGCCATCTTTAGTGATATATTCCATTTGATTCTCCTAAACAGTTAAACAAAAAAACTTTTGACAGAAGAAGTATCGGACATGAAACTTACTAATTTCTTACAGAATTGCTTACAATTAAAAATAAATAGTAAGGAAAACCCTAAGTTGCGGAAAAACAACAATTTACTTATTTAACTAAATTCACCATGCAATTCTTTGTATGCTTTTTTTGCAACAATTTTTGCATCTTCAATATCTGTAAATATCCCAAAAAAATATTTTTTATTTTTAAATCCTATACTTACATACCATTTTTTGTGAACTTTATGCCATGAAACACCTTTAACACCTGACTTGTTATTTTTTGGTGTTTTGCTGTTGCACATATTTTCTGTATGAGTTGCTGGTCTTAGGTTTTCAATTCTATTGTTAGATGGGTTTCTATCAATATGATCAATAAACTTTGGCAAATACCCATGGTGCATTAAAAAAATAATTCTGTGTGCTTTGTATTTCTTTCTATGGATTTGGATGTTTAGATAGCCTAATCTATCAATGCTTCCAGCCTTGTCACCAACTTTTGCAACCTTAGATAGTTGCACTTTCCAATACAAATCTCCATTACTGTAATGAAATAAAGATTGTAGGTATTCTTTGGTAAATGTAGAATCTTGCGCAGCCATGCAATTCTCCGATAATTGTGGTGGTTAGAAGCCTCTAGAGAACTCGTAATTCCTAGAGGTTTCGTTTATTATATCACTATGAGAGTCCGCAGAGTAGATATTAACCAAAAAGCCATAGTTGAACATCTAAGAGCTATGGGAGTAACAGTATTTCATCTGCATGAGGTAGGAAAAGGCTGCCCTGATCTTTTGTGTGGATACAAAGGGAAGACTTACCTGGTTGAAGTAAAGCGAGATGATAAGGCCTCTTACACACCAGCTCAAATAGAGTTTCAAAGCAAATGGAATGGATTTCCAGTTGTAAGAATAAATAATCCACAAGAGGCTATTGATTTTGTAAAAAATATGAGTTAAAGTTAATTAATCGCTTGGAGGCGATAGAGAGTAAGCCTTAGTCAGCAATCTGCACCTACTCGGTGTCCTCCAACTTCCCTTAAAAAAGGATGAGATTGCTGTCTAGGGCTTTTTTATTTAAGGCTTTTATGA